TGCGAGCGCGGTTGGCAGGCCTCTTCAAGCGCCCACGGCGCAGCCGCCAGTCGCCTCCGGCGCTACAGGGATTGATCCGGGCTCGCTCCGGGAGCCCCGGCGAACATGACGAGCGACCAGACGCGCGTGCAAGGCTGATAAGCGGGATCGTGATAATGCGACTCTATGGCGCAATCCAGAAGGTTGAACCTCAGGATGACGGAACTGTGCGCGTGCACGGGATCGCGACATCGGAGGCGGTGGACGATCAGGGTGAGACTATTTGCGCCGACGCGATCCGCGCGGCGCTCCCGGACTATATGCGGTTTCCGGCATTGCGTGAGATGCACCAGCTTTCGGCGGCCGGAACGACGCTCGAGGCCGAGGTCGGTGATGACGGCACGACCCGGATTGTCGCCCATGTCGTCGACCCGGTGGCGGTTGCCAAAGTCAAGAACCAGGTATATCGAGGATTTTCGATCGGGGGCCGGGTCATCCTGCGTGATCCTGGGAACCCGAAGGCCATTACCGGCCTGGTGCTGAGCGAGATCTCGCTGGTAGATCGTCCGGCGAACCCGGAAGCGGTGTTCGACTGCTGGAAAGCTTCCGGCATATCCGATGCGCTTAGCCGCGCGGTGGAGCCATGCCGCGCGGCGCCAGCGACAGCCGGCTTCAGGCGGGAGCCGCTCAACCCGCCGATTCAGATCTGGGCTTGCGGGGTCCCCACCCACCATCATCGCGCCAAGAGCCACGCGATGAAATGTCTCGAAATGCAGTCACTCGGGACAGCCGATTCTGTGGCGCCTCCGGCGTTGGATGCGATGCCCGAGTTTCCGCCCGGAGCAGAGCAAGACGGTGTCGGAGCGGACGCCGCGTTCGCTGAGGCGGAAGGTAGAGATGCACCTGATGATTTGCCTGCTAAGCAGGGCGAAGCAAACTGTGCCGGCCCCGGCTGCCCGTCCGAGGGTGGGGAAGGCCAGCCTTCCGCCGAAGCGGACGAGAAGGCATCTCGCGCGGCGCTGAGGAGAGTACCGTGGGATCCCGGACGCGCCGCTCGCCCCCTCCAGCAACGCGGGGTCGAATTACCGTCAGCGCCCGGCGCGTTGCGCGTTGCGGATCTCCTTCACACAGGGAAGCCGAACATGCAGAAGCTCGCCACGGGCCGCCTCGCCAAGGCCAGCCATTCGCAGGGCGACCAGGCGCTGGTGGACCTGGCCCTTTACGCGTGCGACAAGTGCCTCAAAATCAACGGCCTCTCGATTGGGGAGAGGGAGCACATGGGCGGCGCGCGCGATCACCTGCGCGCGGCCGGAGCCGGTCCGATCCTAGAGACGAGCCATGAAATGGAGGTTGATGTGGTGCATGCCGCACCGCGGATCGATCTCCCGGCAGCCGATTTCCGCGCCGCCGACAATCCCGTTGTCGACGCTGTAAAAGCGTTCAGCGCTATTACAAAGGCGGACGATAGTCACAGCCGCGCGTACCGGAATTTGATGGATGTTGCTCATGAATGCGTGGGCAAGCTGACCGACGGAATGGTCTGCTCTCGGCCATCGTCGAGCTCCGATGCAGGGATTACAGGCGGACAAGGTACGGAGGTGGGCGAGGTCGCCAAGACCGGCGCGCGGCATTCCGCGGAGACGATGGAGCATCTGCGCGCGGCGCACGACCACCTGGTCGCGGCTGGCGCCCAATGCGGTCGTGGCGCGGAGAGCGCCGGCGAGGAGAAAGCCAGAGCCCGCTCCAGGCCAATGCTGGGGTCAGCGCATTGGAACCGTTGAAGGCGTTGCCGGTAGCAGATCTCGCCAAGGTGCTGGCCGACGATCGGGCCGAGAAGGGGGCGCTGGTCCGCGCACTCGGCGAAATGCTGCCGATCATCGACCGCTTGTCAAAGCGGGTCGACGACATTGCTTCCACTCCGCTCCCGCCCCTGACGATTGCGAGGGGCGGTATCTCGGTGTTGAAACAACAGGATGGTAGTGGCGCCGCAAACGTCCAGTTGTCGCCCGATGCGATCGCATCTGCCCTCGCCAAGATGAGCAAGGAGGATCAGACCCTGACATTGATCAAGGCGAGCTACGCCAATCCGATTCGCGTTCTCGGCCCGGCTGCCGGCGAAACCTGACCAGCTCGATTTGACCCATTCGGCCTCTCGGCCAAGCTCGGCTTCGCTGAACGGCCGTCACCAAGCCCGACCTCTGGCCGGGCTTTTTATTGCCCCCCTTCCGGGAGGACTTTCCAATGAATTCGATCACTCAGGAATCGCTAGAGCTCTTGAAAGGGGCCCTGGCCAAACCGGACGACCGACTCGCCAAGTCGATCTCGACCAATTCGGGCCTGCTCGCCTTCGACCTTCAGGCACCGGCCAAAAACCTCTATCCTTTCGTGACGCCGATACGAAACGTGATGCCGCGCGTTGGCGGCGGCACCGGTGCCGCTGCCAATTGGCGTCAGGTCAACGCGATCATCGGGTCCGGTTTCGACGCGATGGGGTGGGTCCCCGAAGGCCAACGCTCAGGCCAGATGTCCTACTCGACCTCGAATAAATCGGCCACCTATGTGACGATCGGCGAGGAGGACGCGGCCACTTTCGAAGCGATCTCGGCCGGCCGCGAGTTCGAGGATATCCAGGCGCGTATGACCTTTCGCCTGCTGCAAAAAATGATGCTCAAGGAGGAAATGGCGATCCTCGCCGGAAACGCTTCACTGACCCTTGGCACCCCGGCAACCCCGACATTGTCGGCGGCGGGCAGCAGTGCCACCCTTCCAGCGGGAACCTACTTCGTTAAAGTCGCCTGCCTGACCCTCGAGGGATATCAGAATTCGAGCGTCGCGAACGGCGTTGCCACCTCGATGACCGTCACGGGCGCCGACGGAAAAAGTTATATGCTGTCGGGCGGTTCGTCGAACATCAGTGCCGAGGCGAGCCTCGGGGTAACGCTCGGCCAGACGCTGTCCTGCAGCGTCACCCCGACGCAAGGTGCCGTGGCTTATGCCTGGTACGTCTCCACCGCAAGCGAGACCGAGACCTTGCAGGCGATCACGACGATCAACAGCCTCGCCATCATGGCTCCGCTCAGCACCGGCCGCCAGCTGCAGACCGCGATCGCAGGAGACAATTCGGCCAACTCTGGCTACGCCTATGACGGGCTGTTGACTACCGCGCTGAAACCGGGATCAAACGCCTATGTCAACGTAATGCCCACCGGCGCGCCGGGACTGGGGACGCCGCTGACCGCGTCTGGCCGCGGCTCTGTAGTCGAAATCGACACAATGTTCCAGAAGATGTGGGACAATTTCGAGCTGTCGCCGACCGTGCTCTACGTCAACTCCCAGGAGTTGAAGAACATTACCAGCAAGGTTCTATCCAACGCGTCGGGACCGCTGCTCCGCTTCGACTCGCCTGCAGACGGGAGTGGTGGTGAGTACCAAGTGACAGCATCGGGAGTGGTTCAGTTTTACTATAACCCGTTTGCGATCAACGGAGGCCTTCGAATCCCGATCAGGATTCATCCCCGGGTCCCGCCCGGCACGATCATCGGCTGGGCAGAGAACCTGCCGATCCAGTACCAGTCGAACGAAGTGCCGAATGTGGCCGAGATCAAAACTCGGCAAGACTACTACCAAATCGACTGGCCGGTCATCACCCGCCAGCGTCAGGTCGGCGTCTATGCCGAGGAAGTTCTCGCGGTTTATGCGCCTTTTGCAATGGGCGTCATCTCCAATATCGCTAACGGCTAGTTGACACCCGGCCCGGAAGTGTTTGTCGCGTCAGCTCCCGGGTCTGGCCCGGGGGCGGCGCGTCTTCCAAAAGCTTTCCGGCCGCTGACGAAAGGCTGATCCCGTGGCATTCGGCGATTTGACGACCCTTGCGGATGTCAAGGCGTGGCTGCAGACAGGGCAGAACGCCTTTCCCGCGACCGACGACGGCTTGCTGACCCGTTTGATCACGGCAGCGAGCCAACTCATTCAGACTTGGCTCAACCGGCCGATTGCTTCGCAGGAATGGATCGAGACGCGTGATGGTCTAGGGAACGCGCCTGGCCCCAGTGACGTGCGGTACCAATTCGCAGCATTTCCGGCAACCGCCGTGAGCCGCGTTGTCGTCGACGGCGTCGCAATTCCGGCGATCCCGGAGCCCCCCGGCATGGCGGCCTTCAGCACGTTCGCCGTGCAAGCGGGGTACCTCTTTACGCCGACACAACTCGTGATCCGGGGATACTCAATACCGCGAAAGGCGGGGTGCGTGACCCTGCAATATACTGCGGGCTATGCAGTAACGCCGCCCGACCTCGCCCAGGCCTGCATCGAGCTTGTGGCGCTGCGCTATCGCGAGCGCAGCCGCATCGGGGAGGTCTCGAGGGCGATCGGCAACGGCCAGACGGTCTCATACTCGCAAAAGGACATGACCGACTCGATAAAGACGCTCATTCAGCAATACCGAAGGGTCGCGCTGATTGCCGGGTCCTTGATCCCGGCACCGCTGCAAGCCGGTGCAGCGGCGCTTGCTGGTGGCGCATGATCTCCCAGCTCGAAGCCGCCAGTGTGCCGGCAGTGACACCCTACACCGTCAACGTGGCCAACGCAGCGAACTACAACGACGATCTCGGCGTCGTCTACGCTGCCACCGGGAGACGTTTCAACCGGGTGACGACGCCGTCCACCGCCGGTCAATACTCCGTCAATTTCTCTACCGGTATCTACACCTTTTCATCGGCTGACGCGAGTGCAGCCGTAATGATCTCGTATACCTACAGCATCGCGAGCGCGGGCACCAAGCTGACCATCACCAATCAGCTCATGGGGACAACGCCGACGTTCAGGGCGACGTTCTACACGACGTACGCAGGAACTGGAACAGCTTTGCGGTTGAATGCCTGCACTGCGGACAAGCTGTCGCTGCCGACCAAGATTGACGACTGGACGATTCTTCAGCTCGATTTTCAGGCCTTCGCCGACGCTTCTGGCACGATCGGCTATTTGAGTACGGTGGAGTGATGATCCCCGGCGTAACGATCGCGATGGGCGGCCGTGAGTGGCTCGTGCCGCCGCTCACGCTCGGCCAACTCCGCCGGCTGATGCCCAAAGTGCGCCAACTGACTGAGATTGGCGTGTCGATGGGTGAGGTGCAGATCGGCGTGCTCGTCGAGATCATCGCGTCGGCATTGCAGCGTAACTACCCCGATGCGACGGCAGAAATCGTCGAGAACCTGCTCGACCTTGGCAATGCCAACACTGTGCTGAATGCCGTCCTCACCGGGTCGGGGTTAAAGCTGCACGATGGCCGCCTGGGGGAAGCGTCAGCCCCCGGGGCCGGCTCGGGGGCGGACTCGACGAGCGCGGTCCTGCATCGGGGACAGGACTGAATCAAGGGGACGTGGACGGCTGGGAACATATTTACGGCCTCCTCGCCACTGCCTGCGGCTACACCTACCCCGTAATCGACGAGATGACTCTCTTCGACTTCGAAGAGCTCACTAAATATTGGGTCGAGCATCCACCGCTTCACATTTTGGTCGGGGCATGCCTTGGCGTCGGCAAACATCGCTGGCGGACGGTATCGGGCCCTGACAGGGCGCGCGGCGCGGACGCCAACCTCGATGCAGTCCTCGCTGAGCTAGGACCCGGGTTTGGCGCCGGGGACGTTCACGCCGGGCTGGCGGCGGTGGTGCTCAACGTTGCCGAGCTGCGGCGCCGTGTTGGACGCGATTGAGGCTCGCGCGCTTTGGAAGCGCGCAAGGAAGGCGCTTTGATGCTCTTGTGTGATTGAGAGACTGATATGGCCGACATTGAAACCAGCGTCGTCATCAGCGCTCAAACGGACGATCTCCAATCGGGAATGGAGACCGCGGCAAATTCGGTCCAAGCGGCTACGGATGCAATGCGGGCTCGTTTCGCCGACATGGGTACCACCGCGCAGCAGGCGCAGCTGCAAATTAGCGACGCCTCTGCGTTAGTCGGATCGTCTATCGGCGATTTACAGAAAAAAACCGCGAGCCTCGCCGGGTCAATCGGTGACGGTATCACCCCCAACGCCGGCCTCGGATATGGCCGCGACCAGCAGCAGCAGCAGCTTGACGAACAGGCCGCCGCCTACGAGAGGTTCGTCGACAAAGTGCAAATTCTCGACGCCAGGTTAGCAGACGCAAACAAGAAGACGTGGGACGATATGGCCGCCCCGGTCGAGCGTGCGATCGATCGCTCGGTCACCGGCATCATTCTGGGCACGACCACGGTGCAGAAGGCCTTGGCCAACCTGGCGCAATCGATCGTAGCGGAGTTTGTCAACTCGGCTGTCAAGGGCGCCCTCAGTCAGATCGGAAATCTCTGGACCGCGAGTGCGCTCGGCGGCCGCAGTCAGGACTTCTCGGGGGGGCTCGCTGGCGCCGGTGAGGTGGTTGCGGGAAGCACCATTACCGAAGGGTTAGGGTCCGACGGCCTCTTCGGCTCGGGCGGGATCCTGGGCGGGCTCCTCAGGGGAGTAAGCTCCCTGTTCGCCTTTCAGCAAGGCGGCATCGTGCCGAGCGCGCAAGGCGGCTGGGCGGTGCCGAGCCTCGGCGCCGGAGGCGTGCTCGCGCAACTTCACAGCAACGAGATGGTGCTGCCGGCCAATATCTCTCAGGGGCTGCAGGCGATGCTGGCCGCTCCGCCCGGCGCCAATGGAGGCGGCGTCGGAGGTGGGGGCTCGGTCATCGTCAACGTCTCCGCCATCGACAGTCAGGACGTCAAGCGCTTCTTCCACAGCAATGGCAGCCTGCTGGTCGCCGCTCTCAACAAAGCCGTGCGCAACGGCTCGCCACTGCGGACCGCCTGATGGCGTTGATTTTCCCGGCCCTGCCCGGGCTCGCGTGGAGCGTCACCAAGTCGCCCACCTTTCAGACCCGCATCCAGCGGGCAGTCTCGGGGCGAGAGTTGCGGGCGCTCGATTACCCATTCCCTTTGTGGCAATTTACGCTGGTCTTCGACTTGCTGCGCGACAAACCGGCGGCGGGCTACGACGAGCTGCGAACTCTGATGGGGTTCTATATGCTCTGCCAGGGCGCGTTCGGTACGTTCCTGTTTGCGGACCCCAGTGATGACAGCGTTACCGGGCAGCAAATCGGCACTGGTGACGCCACTACGACCGTCTTCCAATTGCAGAGGACGATGGGCGCGGCGTTGCCGGGCGGCGGCTTTCCGGAACCGATCGTAGCGCCGAATGTCGTCGAAGCGATCTACCTCGATGGTATCGTCCAAAATCCAGCAGGCTACAGCGTAGATCCGAACACGGGGCTTGTGACATTCAGCACCGCACCGCGCGGCGGGTTAATCATCGCCGTCGATTACAGCTATTACTTCCGCTGCCGGTTTATCGACGACAGTTATGCCTTCGAGAATTTCATGTACCAGCTATGGCAACTCAAGAAGCTGACCTTTATCTCGGTGAGATCGTGATTTCAGTTCCTCGGTCGCGTCTGATCGAGGCGAAGGGCAGCTTCCTTTTCCAGTTCGGGGAGACTAGATGAAACGGGCGTCAGCGGCGCTGGTTGCGCTGCTCGGCAGTGAGCAGTTCATCATGGCCGACCTCTACACCTTTACGTTGGCCGGTACTTTGGCTGGTGGGTCGGTTCTGCGCTATTCGGCGGCGCCGACTGC